CCGCCGTGAAAGGGCGGTGTCTTAGCCGCTTGACCACGACCCCATGTAAAAACTTATATTCTGCGTCAAAGCAAATGCGGCAGGGTGGAGAGGTTAGACGCAGAAGCCGAAAGCGACGCCAAGACTGAAGCTGGCGTTGTGAAAGTCGGCGGCGCCGGAGCTGATGACACGACAGAAATTATTGCTGTAGCCAGAAGAAGGAGAACGCTCCCACCAGATGTTAGCGGAGCCACCTTTGTTCTTCACCTTCGAGTTGCCTGCCTTGTAATATGCGTACTGCGTTCCTTCTCCAGAAACGGAATAGGTGGTGGAAACAAACCAAAATTAGAAGAGGGCTGCCCATTGCGGACAGCCCTCGCGGGTTGTTTATTGAAGTGGGACGCCGTAAGAACAGCGAACTCCCTCTGCATCGCAGATACATACCATCTGCTCAGCTTTCCCGTAAATTCGTTTCTGTACGCAGTAATCATCCATTCCGAGAAAGCTTCCAGCCATGATGGTCTTGACGCCTTGCACTTCATCAATCTTGTTATGGTGCAAGTGCCCGGACAGCACAGCGTACAACGGAGTTCTTGCCATTGTCTGCAATGCCTGCACTTTGCTGGTGGAACCATCAAAATCTCCGTGGACGCCACAGTATGTCTTGCCACGGATATTGATAAGATACATGGTGCTGTCGATTTTGACGGAGTTTCCTTCCGCTGCACCAATCGTTACATTCTCAAAGTTCTGCAATCGTGCGCCGAGATACCACTCGACCAAGTCGTCTAAACGCTCACTGAGCAAAGCGTCATCCTTGTTGGGCGTAATGCGGCTGTGATTGCCCGCCACACTGACAAACACCACAGACTTGAAATGCTTGCTCAGTTCGGCAATGAACTCTGCAATCAATTCTGAAACACCCTTGATTTGCTCAATCACATTCTCTTTGTTGGTGACAGCAATAGACTGGTGAATGTTGCCGCTGATAGCGTCGCCGTTTGACCAGACAATACAATTCTCGCTGCCGTGAGTCTCACCAATAGCAACGACCCTGTCCAGATATCGGCACATCATCTCTCTGCACACATCTGAGTTGTATGTATTCCAATGGTTGTCCACATCCGCACCGTAATGGATGTCGTTGAGACTGACCAACAGGTCATTGTCGGACGGCTCGATGTGGCACGGCTCATAGGCAAGACGAGGTAAGTTTCCGCTCCTGACTGCCTCCACAAGAATCTCGTTAAGTTCCTCCTGTCGGGAACGCTCACGAATTAGTTTGTTGAATGCATTTCTCTGGTCAAAGAACTTCTGTCGCTCCTTGAGCAGTTCAATGCGTCTGGCCTCCAGTGCAGACAGCTGCTCTTCATCGCATACGGCGCCCTCGCCGTCACGCTCAATAGCTTCGATGATGGTACGCATCCCGTACATCCTCTTCCGGACTTCACTGGAGTTGAAGCAGTTGCCCTCACCAAACAGACGCTCGCTCAAGTCCTCGTACTCATCGTCTATGGTGTGGTCAACCAGCTTTCCCATAACGATGTTGCGCATTTCTTTATAGCTTGCTGTATTGGTGCCTATGGCTTACACTCCCTTTCGTTTGTCACGAGGACGCTCCTGCCCACGCAGGCCGCGCAGCAGTCTCATGGGGGCGCCCTCCTCAACCATATAATAATGATGCCGTTTTGAGTCGCTCTTCATCGTGCGCACAATGTGAACACGGGGGAACTTCTCACGAATGGCCTCTTTTTCTGATAAAGTAATTGCAATCACTGAACTATCATCCTTTGCTTCAAATTTTTATTTTATAGATTTGCTTTTATCATTCATTACAACACCCCATCAAACACGCCCTTTTCCCTTGTGGCACAACGGTTTGACGGGGGTACTTTTTGTAAACAGATTCAGTTTTTCAAAGCCTGTCTTCGGCGCATTACTGAATTTACAATCTGTCTTGTGTGAAGCTCCACAGCGCAGTTGGGGCAATACTTCTGCGGACGGCCTTTGGCGGGCTCCTGCACCTTTACCGTCAGGCCACAGTTCTCGCACTCAAAGTACTGCCCACCATAATGCTTCATGTACTGATAGCCCAGGTTGCGGAAGTCCTGAATATGTATCGCTGTTTTACCGTTCTCCATAAAACACACCTGCACATTCAGGTTGTCAATCTTTTTGGAAAACCGAATAAAGCCAGCACTGCGCAGCTCTGCAAACATAAGGCTTTGCCTCTTGATAGAGGTGTTGATGTTTGCCATCTGCATGACTTCCTTATCGGAACTGTTGACCCAGTGATTGTTCTTGTCGGATGCGGCGTCCCAGTACTTGGCAACACACAACAGCGTGAACGCCAACCGCCGAAGCTGCTTTCCTTCAAGCGACTCAATCTTTCGCAGTTCGTTCTCGGTGATGTCAACCCCGTCCAACCGAATCAATGGAAACTTGGCGACATTCTTTGTCAGCTTGTCCAGAATATCCGACCACTGGACAAGCGAGACGGACGGGTCACACTGCAGCATAAAGGAGTCAAGCAATCGCCGAATCTCCTTTTTGCTGTACTGGTTCGCATAGTAGTATCTCGAAATACGGTTAAGCGTCTCCACGGGTTTCTGACCAAGCTCGTGGTTGTTCAACATTCTCTCCGCCCAGTCATATTCGTTAAGAACAATGCTCATTGAATTCCTCCAGTCTTTTTTGTCTCAGGGTAAAGCGATTCCCGCAGAACACGATTTCTCCGGCGGGGTCGATAGTCGGATAAGAAATCAATCCTTCGTGCTTGTTCAGCAGATTGCAGATGATTTCATTTCCGCACATCTCCCATGCAAACCGTTTGGTCGAGCTCTTCCGGTAACAAATGTCCAATACAATGTCACACAGGGCAAACCGATTGGAGCAAATCTTGCTGCACTCCTGCTCAAACTCAGTGCGCATTTCCATCATCTTTGAGAAGGTGTCATACTCGTCTACCCGTTCGTAGTTCGCAAACACAGCATAGCTGCGCAGCCGGTGGTTGTAATTCTCATATAGTTTCAAGATTGCGTTGTACTGTGAGCGGGTATAGGCGGTTCCACTTTTCATGACGGTATAATCAAACTCTGTTTCGGCGCCATGCCGTCCGAGATACCCATCAAACTCTTGCTCGAAACGGCGGCATATCCGGTTCATCACACAGTCGTGATTACCCACGGGCATCCGGGACTCGTAGTAGCGAAGGAAATCTTTCTGCCGGTCACTCAGTTCCGCAGGCGGCAGCTCCAGTAATTCATCTACCGTCATCTGGAATTCACGCATGGCATTTTTATTGGTGTTTTTTATGTATGTATTGTACTGCTTCATCAGCGCAGGATAGATAATACGCATGAAATACGGTTTCTTATCCGCTACGATTTTCTGATAAAAGCGGCGCTTGACAGGCTCGTCAATGGTGTTGACGCTGTGGCGGTCGTGCCATTCTCTCGGCATGGGCTTGGCAATAATACCTTTTGCCTTGTCGATAGCATTCTGCTGGAACAATTGCCCGCACTTGATACGATAATCAAGCACTTCGTATTCCTCGCTGCCCTTTTTGAATTGCGCCCGCACATCAAACATGGAGGTAATCCAGTTTGTTGTTTTTCCGATATCGTCGCCGAAGCTGTCGATATTCGCCTGAATGAAGTCTGCCTCGGTGACGATTTTCTTTTTGGCATTACGCTGCACACACATCAGCGCAGGAAGTTCTCTCAGGTTGCGGACGAGAACATCGTTATCGGTCAGCATCACAAGGTCGCCATCTTTGTCCATGCCATTCAGGGCATGGGCAGCAGTGTCCCACGAATTGAAGATAGTGCAGGTCGTCATATATTGATACCAGTAAGCAGCCGCTTCGCTGTGATTCGGATACACCAGCCGAATGTTATTGTGGCAGGTCATTGGTGCTCGATAGCAGGCAAGCTTCTGCGTGCCCTGTCGGCACCAGTACTGGTTATAGATTTCACCGGCTTTCAGCAGTCCCGTCACCGGCATGGCAAAGATGTGCTGGCAGAGAGAATAGGGGTCGCCGGATACGATGGAATAATTTCCGTGTACCTTCAATACACCTACCTTTGCCTCATTGATGCGGTTCTTTATCATCTGGTAGACGCTGCTCTGCACATAGGGGTCGTTGAGAATATGTGGTTCAATCATCAGTGCCTTTATGAAGTCATTTTCCATGCAGCCGACATTCTCTTCGTTCAGCCCTGCGCCTTTGAGAAACAGAACGGTTTTTGCCCAATCGGCATACAGCACATCCTTTATCTCATCCATTGTTGGCTTGATGAGCTGCTCCATATCTGCGTCATCCAGTTCATAGCTCTGGATGAACTGATAGTTCAGTGTTCTCTCACTTTCCAGCTCTCTGGGACAGGTCTTCGCCACGCCGAAGGTATAACCGTTGCGGAGACAATTCTGCACATAGTCATCGCAGCTGTCATAGGCGTCCCACAGCTTCAGCATGGATGTTGTCAGTATCAGTTCCACATTCCGCACATCCACATCGTTACCCCATGCGTCCTTGACAATGTAAGTCCCTGCAATATTCTCGGCGAAGTCCAAAAAGTCAAAGGTAAATACCATACCCTTCTCCCATGAGAATCTGGTGTTCACTCCGCTGACAAGATAGTCAAGTTCAAGCTCCTCTGACCAACGCCTTGCCAGAGATGGAAGCATCAGGCCATATCCGTCTGACTCCTTAAGCTGCACCGTCGTTTGCTTACGCTCCTCCATCACAGGTTCGCCGTCGCCCTCATCGTTCAGGTAAATGATATCGGACAGGAACTCCGTCTCACAGTCGCTCACCACCAGAATACCGTGCGGCATAGACACGGGGATGGATGCGCTGCAAGTCAATGCGTTATAAGCTTCCAGTTTGGCAGGCACCATCGCCTTTTCCATATTGCGACCGTTGTTGATACGCCTGCGGATTTCATCTGCGTGCCGTTCGCTGACAAAGACAATCGTCTCATTCTTGACACCGCCATTCGTCCCCAAGAGCCGCTGATACTTGATGCCGTTAATGCTGAATCCACGGCAGGCACGGTGGTAGTCTTTTTCCTTGTCGATGATTACGCACAGATAATCCGGCTTGAACTGGATAGTATCCAGCTGAGCATAAAGCTGCTTGATACGGCGGCGGTTCTGCACACTGTTCTGCTCTTTGCGCAGACGCCGAATTTCCATCTTGATTTCCTTCGCTCTGACCTCAGCATCGGTAATCCCGTTCAGCTCATCCAGCCAGCGCAATACCTGGCTGTCTGCAAGCGAAATGACCTCATCGTTTCGTCGCGCCTCCGCTATGGGTAGCGTCAGCTTCCACTTAGCCTTTCGCAGTCTGCTGCTATGCAGTTTGAAGATATACTTCTGACATACTAACTGTTTTGCCAGACTTGCTCACCTCACAGTTGTATTATATTTAATTGCTATGATAAGGAAAAAATAATAGCCTTACTCGTAGTCTTCGGCTGTATATTGGAACCATTCTCGGTAAAAGCGCATCCGCTCACGCTCTATGTGTCGTTCCAGCTCCGCTTCGTTTTCAAACGGGTTCTCAAGAATCTCCTCCTGCTTGAGCCACAGCTCATCGGAATCTTCATATGTATAAGGGTAACTATTCTGCAATCGTCTTTCCTCCGTTCGTCGTGTCTATCCAATTTATGAGCAGCTCTCTCATGCGCTTACTCGGTATGTATAGGTTAATGGGGCGGTCATCACGAATGGCGCTTCTCCATATCCACTGCAGCATCTCTGACAGTGCGAAGGCATCCGCATCAATAGTAATATTCTGGGCATGGAAGAATTTCATGATGTTGGGGTCTGCAAACCGGTTGACCATGTATGCCACATCGGTACGGTCTTTGTACTCATTGGTCGCTCTGGCACTGGTCTGTAAAAAGTTCTTTCGGAACCTTCCTGTTTTGCTGTCCACCAGTTTGTTTACATCGCTCTTGTAGCAAGTCCACAGTCGTGTATCCTGACCACCGCCTTGGACACTT